TCCTGTTGCCAAAGGGCTTTCTTGTTTAGGTTTGTAGAAGCCTCTATCTACTTTAGCCCGTGCATCACGCCAACTCATCTGTAGGCTCCTCTTCTTCTACCATACCCAACATTGCAGATTGTTCATCATCAGAAGCAGCTTCATCTTCTGTAGGCGCACCCATAAGACCACCTTCTGGAATGACAGGTGCTTCCTCTAGAACCTTTAGAGTTTCTTCCTCATCAGCATCATCATAAATGCCCAGCGCCATTTTAAGAGAGGTAGGAGTGATACTTACACGATCTTTCTCTCCTACACCCATGTCATACTTAATGTCCTGCTCATCAGCTATAATGCTAATGTACCGTGCTATTGGCCCTGCCATCAGGATGGCTAGATCAATCGAAAACTTACCACGGGATATACCTTGCATCAGGAGCGAGGTTACCACCGTGGCTACATGGGCATCGATTTCTAGTAGTGAGAATACCAGTTCAATCTGCTCTGGTTCTTTCATCTTAGTAATCATGTAGTCCACGCCTTCATCGTAATTCACGATATCAGGGGGCCTATGCCAAGGATAGTTTCGTGTATCGGCGGCGTAGTTAGCACCCGCTATTGGGGCATCAAACATCTTCATCTACGCTCTCCTCTTCTGTAACTTCCCCTAGGATCATTTCTTCCAACTCATCGAAGTATTCGGGTGTATGAAAAATACCATCCTCTGCCATTTCATCCGTAGCGATAGGAGTCTTACCTTGCATAAATGCCTTGATGGATTTTTTTACGGCGTCTTCAAACTTCATTGGATCTCTCCATAATTAACCATCAGGTATCCATCCTCGCCAACTGATACTGCTTTGGGATATTTCTTCTGCACTTGTTGGGCGATTACACCAAAGCTAGGGTGCTTATCTGCGCCCACCCGCTTACCTTCTGCGTTCCAATCCCAAGTGTAATATTTTACACCTCGAATAGTGTCGTAGTATTCGATGTTTTCTTTGAGGCGCTCATCTGATTTAGATGTGATCCACGCTGCACCAAGCTTAAACAAACCGTCTACAAAACTATTTCCGCCCCCGCTGCTACCTGCTTGCGCTCTAATTTCAGCAGCTAGGATGGTGGCGTCACGATCTGACTCCGCATTCCATCCTTTGAAAATATAGTCTAGAAGATTGTCCACACGATCCCACATACGGGTCATAGCTTCTGTGGACAGATCTAGTGTATTCTTTACGTCAGTTGTTGCAGCATCAAACTCCATTTCAGTATTTGTTGTAGCCACTGTCTGACGCCATTTGGCATTAGCAAGATCCAAATTATATTGCATATCTGCATAGAATTCCTGGCGAGACTGCTCTAGTTTGGCGTTAAACTCTCGCCCGTCATTTATTTCACCAGTATTAAACCTTTTCATCTGGTTTAGCTGTTCAGAGTTTTGCAACGAAATCTGTGCATTCATATTGTCATAATATTTTTGCATGTCGTTAGTTTGTTCTGCGCCAAATAGACGGGCTGCGTTAATAGCCGCCTGATCATTAAACAGGGCATCGACCATTGCCTGAGTGTTAACAACTTCAGCCTGTTGTTCATTAGTCAGGTTAGCCAGATCCATTTCAAGGAATGCTTTAGCATTCTGTACCGCAGCGGCCTGTCGGGCATCCAGATTAGCTATTTCAAATTTAGCCAATACGGCTGCTTTATTAATGATAGCTTCTTGTCTATTATCTAAATTCTTAGTTGTCAGTGTCTGGAAGAAAGTGGCTTCTTTTTCTGCAATACCAAGGGTTGCTTCCATGATTGCGTTGCTCATTGCAGCGGTTGCGGCAGTACCAGACATACCTGAGAAGGCCATCGTTTTAGAAGTCTCACGGGCCAATGCTTGCGCCCACGGGGGTATTACAGGGTTACCGTTACTATCTTTAAATTCGGCAGAGATAATTTCCATCTGCCCTATAATAGTAGCCTTGCTATCCGTGTAGTTGCCTTCACCTAATTTCTGGGCAAGCAGTTTACCTGCAACCGTAGACGTATCAATAATATTACTAATGTTCTGTGTGGCAAAGTCATTTAAAGCCTCGCCTGTAACACTTACTGTGCCGTCTGCATTTACACCTGTGGCAGCGCCTTGCATATCAATTTGTTCAGCGTCTACTAGGTTCTCATCACGGATCTCGCCTGTGGCTGCATTTACTGTTGTTGCGTCAGTTCCTAGCAAATCTTCTGTAGTGCTGGCGTCATAAGTTACTGCACCAGGATTATCTACATTGTCTACAAGGTTTGTTTCACCCGTCTGCTCCACCTCTACTTTCGGGCTTTCCCCAAGTAGGTAGTTTTCACTGGTAGGATCTAAAAGTGTACCTAAAGTTTCTGCATCTAGCGTAGGAATTTTATCTACAAGCGTTGCACCGTTGGACTTCAGCCATGCCGCAGGATTAGCTAAGATCTCTTGAATTTGTTCATTGCTTTGAGCCAGCCCCGCCTCTTCAGCCATCTTTAGAATAATGTCTGCTCCAACAGTTGTTGATCCACCTGATCCCGCAGAGGTATTAGCATTGTCCGAGGCTTCTTGTAGAATAGCGTTAGCTTGATCATCATCTCCGTTATTACGGGCGTCTTGGGCCATTTTTTCATAGCCAGATGACGATTGATCATAACCTTCATCATCAGGATATTTACCAGAGGCGTCTTTTTTCAGGAAGTCATTAAGCTTACCGTCTTTTACTTCAACCTGATAAGGCAGTCCTAAAAAGTTATATGAGTATTGAAAACCATCTGCATTCTCATAAACCTGTCTACCATCTATTACTTGTCCTTTACCTATATCTGCTTCAGGATCAAGATTGTTGGCCCAACCTGCTAGTTTCCCAATCAAGCCTACAGGAGTAGCAAATCCTAAAACTTTACTAATACCAGACGGGGCTTGTCCTTTTATGTCACTGCTTCCCGAAGTAGAACCAGAGGTGCTTGACTGATAATCGTTATTAACGCCACTAGAAGTAATGTTTTCAGAATTAGTAGAGGTAGAATTACCAGAACCTGTATATACGGCGCTACCGTCATCGTCGCTGCCAAACCCACCTGAAGAATTTGTGGGTACAACCTGACCTTCATTACTGCCACTGTCATATGTAAGAGTACCCTTAACGTATCTCGCCCCATCATCAGGGGTAAACGTATTAGCCACACTCTCAGTAAAGCTATTTCCATCGCCAAAGGTATTTTCCCAAAAGCCCATTAGATTTTATCCTTTTCCTCATTACACCTACGAATACGATCCCGCAGGTAGATGTAGTTTTTTACAGCCTCATCGATTGCCGTAGATGCGGCAGGAAGACTTTCTAATTCATCAGCTAATTGGTTGTTGAACCGCTCATCATACTGCTTGATTTGTGGACAGTAGATTTCGAGTTTGGTTCTATAAACCGTTTGAGCGCAGCCTGTCAGTAATAGACTTGCGGTCAGTAAGATTGTCAGTTTCATTATCTGCCATCGTTTTATAAAAATCATATTGTCTTTGACGGGCTTCAAGTTCATCAGTTAGAACTTTATTCTTCTCTTTTGCCCGTCCTTTAACCTGTCCAAAAACGTAAATAATGGGCAGGGCCAGCGCCAAAGTGGCAATGATGTACATTTTAATCTTGCCAAATATGAACATCAGTGGACGCCTTCTTTGTTGTCTTTAAACCGGGCATATGCAGCTAATGCGATCCCGCCGATTGCACACACCAAGAAGATTGTTTTGAGCATAGGGGCGTAAGCTACCAGACCTTGAATTTGACCTGCTACTTCATTCATTGCGGTGGCTGCACCAGCGATCCCTGCACCCGCCATTGTTTTACTTTTAGCAAGAGATTTAGGAGCCTCTGCGGTAGGTTTCTGAACCATCTGTGGCCCCCCTTCATCAGAAGGCAACTGAGCATCACGGGCGAAGATAGCGGCCTCTGCGGAGCGGCGGCGTGTTAGTCCACGAAGCGGTGTTAGCTTGCCGTCCACACGGGCTTTGTTCCAGCGCATGATTTGTTCAGGGCATTCGTCGTACTTTCCAGCGTTCAGGCGCTTCAGTAAAGTTGATGATCTGAACGCCCCACCACCCAAATTGAATACAAATGAGGTCAAGGAATCGTACTGTGACTGCGTTAAAGGTACATTAACGTACTTTTTAACAATCTTGCCGTGTTCCTCTAGGTCTTCAATGAGGCGCATTTCGGAGTACTCTTTAGTCCACTTAACTCCAGAGCGTACCCCTTTGCACGCCCCGAATCCGCAAGTCCATTTACCTGCGGGGCAGCGATAGGCGTGAACCATCCCATCGTCTTTAACTTTGTGCAGACCTTCAAACTTTTTAACAAGTTCGATACAATCTTTTGATACTGTTGTTGGATGCATAATTTATCCTGTTGTTGTGTAAGGTGAAGCAAATCCTGTTTCAGGCACGGATGCTGACATAGGTGGGCTTAGATTGCCCATTGCTACGTTTGCCCCACGTTTATTTTGCAAATCATTCAGTTGTTGTAGTGAGTTCTGTACGTTGATTACTTGATCACCAATGTTCTGACCTGTTACGTCAAAAGAGCGGAGCATTAGGTTGCCCTGTGCGTCCATAGATCGGGTAATAGTGTTGCCCTGTGCATCAATGCTATTCTTAATAAGCTTACCACTATCATCAAAAGATTGGCCCAATTGACCAAACTCTTGCCGCATACCAACGTCTAATTCACCTTGGGCAGAAGCAATTCGGGCCATATCTCTCGCAGCCGTAACCTGCCCTGCATCAAGGTTTTCCATAAGAGCATCTGTGTTGTCGGCAGATGCAGTAATAGATCGGTTAACATCTTCAGTAGTACTTCTACCAGACTGAGCAATGGCGTCATTAGTGTCCATAAATCCACCTTCAACAACGCTTCCTATACCTGCGGCAGCATCCCCCAGTTCTGTAGACAATTTTTGTTGGCCTGTAGCCGCTGCCTGTGCATAATCTCCCATGTCTTCACGAAGACGATCTGTTTGATTAGCCTGTGCTGCGGCAAGATCTGCCCGTGATTTCTGGGCAATCTCTTGATCCCCGCCATAGCGTTCAGTGTAAGTATCAAAGCTAGTTTGAAAACCGTCTGCGGTCTGTTGGAGCGCCCCTTGATTTTCTAATGATTGTCCAGCGTAAACATCCGCAGCATCTGCCATAGCGCCTAAATCAGTTTGCAAAGCACCTTGACCATCTAGCACATTCTTTTGTGTATCCGTTAGCTGGTCAGACGCATCAGTGAAACCCTGGCCCATATCCACAAAACCTTGGGCGTTAGCTGCAAAACCTGCATCACGGGCATTTGTAGCCGCACCAAACTGTGCAGTGCGATCAGCTTGGGCATCCGTGAACCCCTGCGCTTGATCTATAAATCCTTGATCGACAGCGCCTTGAACATTTCCAACATTGGTATCAACAGTATCAAACCTACCGCCCACTGTGTTTCCTAGAGCATCTAGCTGACCACCAATAGCATTCTGGGTTCCAATCGCTTGCTGCCCAATAGTTCGATTAAGGTCGCCCTGACCCATCATTACGTTACCAAATTGATCCACTAAGTTTTGGTTTTGATCAGCAAATTGTTTGTATAGACCAGTATCAACAGTATTTGGGTCAAGTCCTACGATATTAGCTGTGCCAGCATTAATATCAGCAAGGTCTACGACACCGTCTTTATTAAAATCGTACTTAGCAGTATCTGCTTCGTCAAAAGGTCTTAACCCATTAGCGTGCTTGAGCATTTTTAGACTATCATCTAAGGTAAATGGATTTTCCGCAAAGCCACTAAAGTCAAATGATTGCCCTTGGCTACCAACATTATTAGCAATTCCCGACACACCCGAATTTAGGTTATCAATACGTCCATAGATATTGTCGTATGCTGCATCAGCATCAGTTCTAGCACCCGTGATCTGGTCACTAATGCCCACCTGATTGTCTGAAAGGAATTGGTACTGATCGTCACCTAAACCCGTATTTGTTACATTGGTTGTTGTACCGCCGCCGCCACCACCGCCCATATTAGAACTCCTTCGTATGAACTTTGTCGGGCTGTTTGAACCTACGCCAATTAGCAGGAACTCGCCGCCCAAGAACTGTTTGTGAATGTTGCATCATGCCTCGCATGACTCTTGTGGAATGACCGTAAGGGGCTATGAAATCTATTCCCCAAAGCTGATAGTGGTCATCAATTACATCAGGACGTTTGTGTACCTCTTCGCTGGGCATCCATCGTTCTGATATGAAATCCTGTGCCTCTTCCTCAGTAAGCCAAGCCCAAGATACAAAACCTATTGGTTTGTCTCCGTTATAAAACAGTCGGGCTTTTTGATGGATTAGAGGGAAAAGGCAGTAGTGGTTAAATTCAACCAGGGTATACAGTCTGTGATCTGGAGATTGGTTGAACAGAAACAGACTGTCTAGTACAGCTTTCTGTAATTGCATATAGTTCTATCTTTATGGGATACCTAACTATAGCACTTAATAAAGCACCAATGCAAGTGCTTTATGCAGCTTCTTTTGTTTCTTCTAGGGAAGCAGTCAGCATATCTACGAATGCTTTTTTGCCTACCGCTAATTGATCAAGGTTAAACTGAGTAGTGCCGATCTTTCGGTCTAAATCACCTACATGGTTTACCATAATTTTCTGTTGATCTGTTAATTGATCCTCAGTGTATTCTTTGTCGTTTATTACAATGGTTTTTTTGTTTTCTGCCATTGGTTTTCTCCTTAGTTATGCCGCATCCTTAACTGCTTGCGGTGTAGCATCTACAGTAACCTGTGCTTCTGCACGTTCTGATACATCAGTAGTAATCACGGGGTTCTCAATGGTTTCCTCTGTAGGCTCTGCCATAGGATCATCCTCAGAGTACACCATGCGTGTGACTGTAGCCTCAACAGGTTCAATGGCTGTGACTGTAACGACTTCCATCATCACATCTTCCATTTCCATTGTGTCTTCGTTCCAGACCTGTTCGCCAGTAGGCTGCATTTCCCGCACTTCTGCACGGCCTACTGACACGATGTACTGTGCTAGTCTCGCTGTGGCTGTATTGTAGTCTGCAAGCTGTTGAGCAAACTGTTTAGCGTCTGCCGCTGCCTGTAGGTCTTCTGGAATATCACCAGTGAAGCAGTCTGCGCCTTGTTCAATGATTGCGTCTAGGACTTGTTGGTATTCGCTGTTAGATGGGTCAAAGGGAATATATACCAACCCAATGTCCGTTGATGTTTCCACTCCAGCAATTACATCTTCTACATCGATTTTAGGTGTGTAAATAGTCATTATTACAACTCCGCACTGAGGTTCATATATATATTGTAGTTACCCGCACCCGCATTCCCAGCCGTATAACCCGCCCGTACATGAATATTCGTAGTAGGGACGACATATAAAGTTCCAGATGATAATATATTTGATACGACAGTGGCAGTTGGCGTTGCCCTCATTGGAGATATTGAGTAACTGCCTATTTGGTGGTTGGAAGTGCCAGTGGCCCCAAAAACTGTACCTACACTTAGTAATTGATAAAAGCGCTGACAAGCCGCCAGTTCTTCACCGTAGGATCGGTGTTCGAGCGGGGTGGCTATGCGGCCTAGTTCTAGTTGGACTTTGGCTAAATCCAGCGCACCTGTAGCGTTTGACTGGCTGTCGCTAGTTATATACAACTGTAAAAAACTTGTATTAGATGGCCCTATTGTGTAGCCAGATAAGTCTTTAACCTTAAAAGTAATCTCAAACCGTTTCCAATTACTTGCTATCGTTGTGCCTGTCTTAGTACCATCGCCGAAGCCAACTATTGCTACTCCAGTGCTGCCGCCTGTACCAAAATTAAGAGCGCCGCCAGCTTCTAAATCAGTTCCAATAATCCCAGAACTAGAACTTTTTACCCAGCCTGATAGTGTAACAAGTTGGTTATTAAACTGGAGAACATCTTCTACTTTGTAACTATTAAACACTCTTGTAGTATCAGAAGTAGTCCTTAAATATCGACGCAAAGGAGTGCCATCAGGCAGTATTTCCTTTGTGTCAACTACTGCCTGAATTGCCGTGCCACCATATCGGTAAAATGACCAGCGATCAGCCGCACCGTGATGGTAATCTGAAACAGTGCTGCTGATAGATGTACCACGTTGGTTGACCTGAAAATCGCCATTGATAATCAGGTTTCTACGCCCTGCACCAATCAGATTGAACTGTTGCTGTGGTGTCTCAGCCGCCAACATAGCCTGTCCAGCTATACCTGTGGGTTTCTTGAGGTCAGCCAACTCCTCCCTAACATTTATGGCTGGTTTTGATACTTTAACTGTCATGGATTAATCCTCTGCTACCAAGCCATTTGATGCGGAAATCGCTGCACCTACAGCGTCTGTGGTGTTGTCTACTCTGCGTAGCCCTTGGAATACTGACCGCCCGTTGTCTGTGCCTACATGAAGCAAGTCTGTGCTATCGTCATGGGCCAAAGCTGTTACTGCGTCTGGGCTACCTGATGCTGGGCTTGCTGCGTAGAGTGTTGCCTGTGCATTCTCTTGGAATAGGTGCTTCTCGTCTTCGTAGATTTTAGCGATCTGCTCTGGGGATGGGGCTGTGGCTGAGATGCGCCAGAGAGCCATTGAAGCGTTAGCGGCGGGTAGAGTGCTTGCACCAAAGTTACTTCTAGACCCTAAAACAAGTATACCAGTAGATGGTATTGTTCCTGTCACAAGAGAACAAGTATGGTCTAACTTACCATTTAGGTAAACACTCTGCCTATTTTGACCGTGACCAACAATACATACTTGCACCCAAGTACCTGAAGTTCCTATTGTGGAGACAGCCGAAGAAAAAGAACTTGTTCCAGAATTAACAAAGGCAACCTTTCCGTCACTTCCTACAAATATTGCTCTTTCTTGAGTATTTGTGTTTACGTTACCAAAAGATATTAAACACTGATTAGTGCCGTTGTTTGTTGTTTTAAACCAACCCAAAATTGAAAAAGTATCAGTGAAAGAAAAATGAAGATCGGTATTCACAGGTTGATAAAGATAGTTACTCGCACTAAACCCACTGTACCCCACCAAATCCGCACCAGAAGCTACAGGGTTTTTGGTAATCGACCCGAACACTTGTAAGCCATTGCCGCTCACGCTGCGGTCTTCTTCGGCTAGGCGTACTGATACGTTGTCATAGTCAGCATAGTTTGTGCCTTCAGAACCAAGTTCGATGTAGGTTGTAGTTGCAGAGGCGGTATATGTAATTGAAAAGTAACCTGTGGCATTCTTTCTGAGAAGTTTATCTGCCCACGACTGTCTTGTTGGTACATCATTTCCTATTGAGGCATTCCAGTAGCTTGATCCTCCAATAGCGCCAACTTCAAAGGAAAATGTGTAGGTCTTGCCTACTACCGTTGTGAAGCCTTGATAGGCTTTTGAGTAACCCCCATTGTCGGCAACTCTAAGTCTGCCAGACACTATTGATAGGGTTGCATTATACGCAGTAAACCCAGTAGTACTACTA